AAGCGTCTCATCTGCCCCCTAGTATATGATGGGGTCTTGTTGCAACAACATCCAATATTGTACGCCTCTCTAGAATCTAGGCTCACGCTTTTGTAATAATCTACTGCGTGTGTATGGCCAAATAAGACTGCCCCTGCTCCGTAGGCATCGGCGTGTTGCTTCGCTCCGTGGAGACTGGCTCCCTATCCATGAACGACGGTGAGAGAACCATTCTGATATACTCCCGCCGTTGAATCATAGGGGTACATCTTGCCCCTAGTCTCCTTCATAATCGTTTCGATATTGTTGCAACCATCTAAAGCATAATCCCTTGCCAATCCACTTCGGCTGTTCCTAGCCATATCAAAAATCCGCTCATCGTGGTTGCCCCTTAAAAAGATTCTCTCATCCCCGAACTTAAAGAACTCTCGAATGAACTCCTCCCCACAATCCCAATCCTTCTGAAGGCTCGATGCTTGCTCCTCATCCCCCGCCCCCTTTCTGATCGCCCTAAAATCCCAGAGGTCACCGATGCAAACGACTAGATCGGGTTGATATTCTTTTGTGAAAGCGAGCAGAGCTTTTACCGATGGGGCATCTTGTTCATCGCCGTGGATATCGCCACAAGCAACGAACTTAATTGGCTTCATAGGGGAGGTTTAGTTTGTCCAGTTAGAGTTGTGTAAATAAGATTGCAACACTCTCTAGCACGAGGGTTTGTCAATGTTTCATCCGTGCATCCATCCCTTGCTAATTCCAAAACTATATGCATTTGTGAGCGAAGCGTGAGCAGATAGGTTAGCTGATCAGTTGCTTCCTCAATCGCATTCTCAACAAGCCTCACCGCCGGCATCTCCCAAAGTTTTGTCCCGCCGTGTTCCTCGACTCCTCGCTTATATTTTTTATCCATCGACTCTACCGCCGCCATTTGCAAAGTCGTTAAATGCAGTTCGTGTTTTTGTGTAAAATGCTTTTTGGGTTTCTCCACTACCTTTTCTGATGTCATCCTTTTATCTGCTAGACCACGGACGCTTACTGACTAGAGAAACTTTTTGATTATTCACCTCTTGCTTTTGTGGAGACACCAACTCCCTCCACCCAGAAATGTTTGCGTCCTCTAAATGTGGTTGCTCCCAGTCGAGGTGTCGGAGCTGGTGCTTCTCTGCAATCTTCTGGCAAATGGAATAGGTCTGGTCATCCTCCCAAGAGGCCACTAAATCACCGCTAGGGGTTCGGGCTAGGGGTACATAGTCTATTGCGTGAGACCCTACGCCAAGGTCAATGTGGAGCGATTGCGGGGGTATTCCACGAGCGTTTGTTACTTTCCTCCCTGCCTTTGTTCGGCCTTGAGCGTAAAGTTCTTCTTGTTCTTGGGGAGTACGCACCGAACAGTAGATCAGAACTGGAATCTTTTTGCTCATCAACTCGGAGTACCAAGCCCCTACCCTCTTCCCAAAACTAGGCTCGCACTTTTCTATGTGGCCTCTTGACCTTTCCACCGCCTCCCGAATCGTCATTACTGGTCAAGCCTCTTTCGGAGTTTTTCATTTTCCTCCACGAGTCGAGAAATCGTTTTGAGTGCTTGCCCAAAAAGCTGGCGGTATTCGTCTGGGGTTGCTTTCGTTCTGTCGAGCTTGTCCCACCGCATAATGAAATCGCTAATCGAATCTTGGTTCGGGACTTCGCCAATGTCGTAGGGGCGGGTGGTTGCACACCCACAAATTAAACTAGCGGCGATGAATCCAAGAATCGACTTCCGAATCACGGAGACGGCGGTTGTAAGCAATTTCTTCATCGTCTCGTTCTTTTCTTGTCTTGGCTCTGTTCTTTGTCCACCAAGCTACAATCCCAATCAATCCAGCAATCGAGGCAAGAATGGCCTCCCACATTGTTATTTCCGTGAGAACTTCGAGAGGAACGAAACGATCTTGGTCAGCGTTGCCTCTGGCTCGTCACCGGGAATCAAAGAAGCAACGGCAATCACGGCAGAGAGGAGGGCAACCAACGCCCCCAACCAAGCAAATACATCTTGAGACTGAACGAAGGCTAGTAGTTGGTTCATAAGAAGGGGGGGGTGTCAAAGGGTTATTGGCTGACCAGTAGATGTATTGTAAGTGCCTCCATAAGACCAATACTCATTGGCGTTTAGAGATGCAGAATATGGTATTCCATCAAATCCAGAATACAGTTTCATTGATATGGAATATCCCAAAAAGTTAATTACAAAGTTACCCGCCTCGTAGGTAGTAGAAGAAGAATAAAGCGTTACTCCAGCCCCAAATTCTCCAGTTGAATAATCACTAAACTGACCATTGAAAAATAGGACTGGATAATACAAACTTCCTATTTGCAATAATCTCAAAGGTGTTGAAATGAACTGTCCAGAAAATAAGTTAAAATCAATAATCTGACTAAAGCTATCAAACCCATCGTCGTTATAAAAAACATTTTCGTATCTGTATCCATCAACGCATACCAACCCATCCTCGCTTTCTGGAAGAGGAGATGAGTTGCCTCTATTCAACGAAAAGGGTTGAGAGGTTGGGGTTAGAGTGTCTTGAAATGTCCATTTTTTAACTCTCCAAAAAAGGGAAATTGCTTGCTCAAGAGTTAGTCCAATAGGGTAATAAGTTCCCCCTTGATCGTCAGTTGGAACAGAGACTCTTTTTGTAATGCAAAAGGGGAAGTACCCGCTGTAACTAGCGTGAAGAACTTTACCCATAAGGATTTCGTTTGGGCATCAGCCCAAGGGCTATTCTAAAACTCGCTTGGCCAGACTTACAGTAGCTTGTGCCACAACCTGCTCGTTCGTTCCGTCCGTCTCGTAGACTTCCATAAGGATGTCTCTTTGGGTGGCTGTGGATAGGATGGCATTGGCCGAAGCAGTTGTGATGTTAAAGATTAAGTCTAACTGATTTCTTTGTAATTGTAGAGTTTGTGGGATAGGAGGCTTGGGGAAAATAATTGTTGGGTTATCCGTAAAGCCATAGCCCTTATCCAAAACATTGATATTTTGTAACTGACCATTCTGTATTGTTGGGACATCTAGCCTAGCACCAGAACCAGTCGCATCTTGGATTGTCACGCTATAGTTATCACTAGTATAATAAGAGCCAGCACAAGTGATGGAAATAGAGGAAATAACAGCACCCGCCGGCGTTGGAACAGAAATAGATGGGGCTGAAGTATATCCCTTGCCGCTCTCGACAATAACATATTCACCACTTAAATTCTCATCAACAACATAATTAACTTTTGCTGTCTGCCCCCCAGAGGGGGCTGTACCTACTGTGGCCTCGTATGTTCCGGGTGCGTATCCAGCACCCAAAGTTGTTACTGCTACTGACGAAAGCAATCCATTAGGTGCGTCTGGACTTGGTGCTGTTACAATAGGAGCAGAGGAATAACCAGCACCAGCATTAACTATCTGGAATGTATATTTAGATTCTGATTCTTTAATAAGATTTACAACTGCATTTCCCCCCGATTGTGGGCTTTGCCCAATTTGCAAGGAATAAGATTGCCCAACTATGTAGCCGTTAGGACTATTTTGCAATTCGAGTGTTCTTAAAAATCCAGATTGGAATCTTCTGTCTGGGTCTGGTGCAGTTGCAACTTGCGTAGATTGATAACCGAAGCCGGGATTTTCAATAACTACATTTACAGAGCCAGAGCTAGATTGCGTAAATAATATTGAGGCTTGTCCACCATCAATAGGGCTGGTTGGAACTGAAAGTGAGAATTGTTGATCTATTGAATATCCTTGAGGCTGGGTCAAAACAGAAACACTTTTCACTTGTCCACTAATAAAGTTTGGTGCTGGGGCGGTAACAATAGGTGCAGAAGTATATCCACTACCACCATTTACAACTACAACTTGTGATCTGCTTCCATTTCTATCCACAACTAAATTTATTTGTGCTGGTGTTCCAGACGCAGGGGCTTGCACGGAACAGCTATATGTTCCATCTGAATACGATGCTGGCGTATTGCTCAAGCTGGCAGATCGAACTAGCCCCAAGGTTTGAACGCTTTGGAATGCAATATTTGTGCTTCTGGTATATCCAACGCCCCCACTACCCAATAGATATTGTACGGCGGAAGGGCCGGGTCGGGTTGCGATGCTTGCGGGGGTAGAGAAGGCCGTATCAATAAAGCCGTCAGCAAGGGTCGCTGGCATAGTATAAACAGTAGTGCCACTAAATTCAAAAATAACTGGGTCACTAGATAATGCCCCAAGCTCAACTAGGTCATAAGATTTTGTATATGTTGATGGATATCCAGCACCAGCATCCAAGACCCTAAACTCTGGCGTATATCTGCCTCCTCCAAAATCTTGATAGCTACCATTGTTTCCCAAATCTAGAGAAGAAACTTGATAGGATGTGTCTCTTGAAGGAATAACAATCTCCATAACCGCATATCTGGTTGGGACAATACTTCTATCTTTTGGAACAATCGCAACCAAGGCACTTTTCCCAGCAAATTTATCGTGCTGTGGGTTTGGAAGATTAGAAACAGCATTTGCATTAGCATTTGTAAGATTTCTTCTGCCAACTACAGTAACACCCTTGATATCTACTGGTGTTCCTTGAGGGAAATATTTTCTGTATTCCTCTGAAGTGATAGCTCCGCTAGTTAAGAGCGAGCTTCTTCCATATTCTGCTGGCCTAAATACCCTAGTTTGTTGAGGGTCATAAATAGAACCAGTTACAACAACTCCAATAGAGTTTAGTAATTGAGCCCCCCTTACAACTGCCGGTGTTTGTTGTGCCAAAGCAATTCTTGGGTCAGAACTATACGCACCGCCATTATAGTCTGCAAACACATAGCGAAACTCGTTATCAAGTGAATAGCCACCAGTAAGCCATTTGTGATTTTGAGTAAAAAATGTTCTGGTATTAAACCCAATTTTAAGACCCCCAAGATTGATCTTTGTTGCAGTTTCAGAAAAGGTTGCAACAGTATTTAATGCGACACCACCAAAAGCCCCACCTCCGACTATTGCTTGATTTCTATTTTGTGATAGCCCTTCTAAATTCGTTGTAAAACCAGTTTTTAATACTGGCAAATATGCTAAAATATCTCCGTGTGATACTGTTGGAGTTGCAGAATATCCGTATCCAACATCGCTAACAATAATTCTCCATAGCGTACCATCCCCAGTATATTGTATTGATGCGATTGGTCTTTTAGATGTGGGGGGTGTCTGCCCTCCGTCTGGGTCGCTAAATTCAAGCGAAATCGTGTTTGTATTAACTCCCTTGCAACCCAAGTCTACAATTTGATTAGTAAGACTAGCCAATGATTTAGTGGGCTGGAAAAGCGTTACAGTCGGGGCATTTGTATATCCAAAGCCCCCGCTTGTTATTGTTAGTGACTGAATAAAACCACCACTTGCAACAACTGTTGCAACCGCTGTTCCGGCTGTTGGTGCGGCAAGTGTTACGCTTGGAGCAGTCGAATAGCCAGTTCCACCATTGGTGATAGTTATTTTATTGATTGAGCCGCTTACGGCTGACGCAGTTGCCGCCGCAATAGTTCCAGTAGTTGCACTAAATACTAAATCAAATGGGCCGTTTGAATAACCAAATCCACCAGTAACAATCGATATTGTTGTCACTACCCCAGCAGATATTGTTGCGGTGAAGCTTGCACCAGTTGTTATAGATGGAGAAACATTTAAGCTGTAAGTTCCATTTGGATATCCGCTACCCCTATTTGCAATACTTATTCCAACAACCTCGCCAGCTAAAATAGAGGAAACAAAGGTTGCTGTTGTTGTCGTGTTTAATGATTGTGCTAGGTCTGGATTAACTCTTACTGAATTATCTGATAATTCATAACTAGCCGCAATCCCAGAATCTACATATTGAAGAGGTCGGGTTATGGTGGTTGGTGTGGGTATTCCAAACCCCGCTGTTATGCTTGCTGTGACTGGTGCAATATAATCGACATTTAATCTAAATACGCCAGTAACGATTGGGAAGGTTGCTATCGAAGAAATGATGTTAGCGGTTACTGGTGTATATGTAAATATTCTGGCTGAACCAACTGTTCTTGCCGCTGGCGATGTTACTATGGTTGCGGTGGCTCTAGTTGTGTTGATTGGCTGTGTGCTGACGGCTTGACCATCTGCCAATTTTAATGCCGCAGTTCCAAGTCTGGCCTTAAAAGAACTATCATTGGCTGGCTGTTTGGAGCTAACAACATTTTTACTTACTTGAAGAACATTAATTTTTAGATTCCTCTGCTCATCAGAAAATATTGTTGGCTTGCTAATTGGGATGGTGCTTTGACCATCCAAAAATCTCCCACTAGACACATCGAGAAATAGCTCTTGAGAGTTCACTTTAGTCTATGCCCTTGTCAATTACCGGCTCAAAACAACTATCTCGGCGGGAGTTCCATTTGAACAAACTGTGAGCGTAACGGATGTAAAGTTGTCGGCAACTTGCCCTCCTGCTACGGCAATATTAACCCCTGCTGTTGCAGATATAACATAGCTTCCATCAGTTACCTTAATGTCGATATTTGCCCCTGCTACTGGGGTTCGTTGCCTTACTGCGGCCTCTAGGTCGTGAAGGTAGGTCTTTGTGATTAACCCAGTATCGGCCAATACTGGAACTTTAGAAAAGGAGCTTCCAGTCCCAGATCTCATAGAACTAATTGCATTTGGCCTTTTGTGGCCGATGCCCTAACCCTAAACAACCCACCGGCAGTCTCAACCGAAGAGCCTACAATGTTGATTGAGTTCACATCTATTCCCGGCCCGAATACTGGATATTGGACAGTTCCGATTACCGCAGACCTATCTGGCTTATTTCTAATGATCTGCACTTCTTGGCTTGCGACAATACTCCTCACTCTGTCTTGAACTGCCGTGACATCTTCGGTTTGGCTGTTGGTTGTGATTGTAGCTGTCGGGGACAACCATTCACAAATATAATTAACAGAAATATCTAGCTGTATTGTTTGAACAAACCCACTCACAATCTCCCTCTGGTATTGGTAGCTTGTTTCTAGGATATAAAGAGAATTATCGCCAGTCCCTCCCTCTGCTGATACTTGTAGCCTATAAAGACCATCAGAAGTATTGCCAGCAATATGACTCATATTCCGGCGAACCACACGGAAGTTTCCGGGGGGCTGGTCTGGAACTCCAACCAATACCTCATCTAAAGAGAAGTTTGAATTGAGTGCAGAGAACGAGCCAACAACAGAGAATTGGAAGGTTGTAATCCCATCACGGCCATTGTCTGTTATGATGTCTGGCTCGTAATCGAACGATGATATGTTTGAAAGAATTGTTGTTGCCATATATTTATTATGTTGCTACTGCGGCTGGAAGCTTGTCAGACAATGCCTTGATTGCATCTAATAATGATTTTTGCATATCTGCTCCACCCCCACCCTTTGCTTTTTCTGCGGCAACTTGACTTGCTGGTGTCCCGCCCTGCATCGCTCCCAGCTTTTCAGATAGCAGGGGCATCTCCCCAGCGGCTTGTTGTGAGGCCACTTGTTCTCTCATTTGTTGGGATGTTACTGGGGGCAGTCCCTTGGCTTTACGCTTAATATTTTCCTCTGTTTTCATTCTCTCAAACACTTGGTCTTGTGTTCTAAAATCTTCTTTCTTGACCTCTCTAGCTCTTACCTTCCTAGCAACATCTAGGGCTTGTTGCCCTGCTCTGCTTGCACCCAATAGACCACCACCAGCTTCTTGTGATCGCTTCGCATCAGCCGCCCTCTCTGCTTTCTGTGCCCTAATCACATTGTTTTGTGATTTGTATATTTGAAGTTCCAGTTCGGCAGATTTTATGTTTCGTGCATTGATTTGCTCTTTATTGTTGCCCTCACGATTGGATGCAATAAGCGTGTCGAGAATCTTTATATTTTCATCTCTTAAAGCAACCGCTTGTTTCAGTTCCTCTTTAGCCAAGTCTACAAGTATCTGCCTCCCACCCTCTGTCTCATTGACAAATTTTAGAGTTTCTTGAGTCTGCTTTGAGAGGTTTATTGCCGATCTGCTTTGCTTTTCAATGTTTTTAATTTCATCTACTTCTTTTTGTTTGAGTTTAACAATTTCTTCTTGGACTAGAAGCTGGTCTTGAGCTTGTTTCAATGCTCTTTCTGTGTCTCCAACTCCAAGGTTTATTCCTGTGAACTTCTCAATGCCTTTCAATATCCCACCAAATGCACCAAGCTGGGTAATCTTTCCTCGCAAAGATTCAATCGTGTCCTCGGTCTTTTCTAGGCCAGCTTGTGCTTGCTCAACGCTTGTACTCTTAAACGACATCTCGAAGGCATCTGACAAGGCTTTCTGGGATTGGTAGTAGTCTGTTGAGGCTTGCTTGACGGTCTCTCCGAACTTGTTAATTGAACCGAGAACAGCCGCCCCAAACAACCCGCCAGCACCCAAGCGAGCTAATGAGCCAAGAGACGAGCCAGCCTTTCCGGCATTAAGCCCAAGCGAGAGAAGGCTTTTCCCCAGTCGCTCGGTATTTCCACCAGCCCTCTTGAATGTGTCGGATGTCTTGTTGGCCTCCCTCTGAAGGTCTTTTAACGCAGTTGTTCCCTTGCGTCCGTCAATTACTACCTCTCCCTCTAGCTTAAAGGCCATATTATCTCTTGAGCTTGTTAAGCCTCTCTTGTTCCTTGCGTTCTATATATGTTTTCATATCTTGCTCTTCTAATCGAAAGGCAAGTCGAAGTGGGGCAACCCCGATCTTATCGACTGCATTAGTCGTGTTTGCAAATATAGTTTTAATAAAGTTCCCTGCTCTTTGTGCTGGCATAGCGTATCCTTTCCCAGCGGTTGTCCTTGGGCTTGGAACTTTTTTAATATCAGACTTTGTATTTTTTATGCCTTGTTGTTTGTATCTATTCAAGGCTGGCAACCAACCGGCGACAATATAAGCACAAGACCGCCTTGCTGATTTTACAAAACTATCATACTTTTGTCCCATCTCTTTCCCGCCCAATCCGCCGCCACGCAATTTAGGGGGCAAGCTTTGTGGCCTAAATTTCCTTCTCCAATTAAATATCTTAAACCCTGCTGGTGTTCCCTTATAAAAGTCACGATTTCTTTTGGCTTTTGTCTCCCTACCGGTACCACCCCTTAGCCTTCTCACTTGTTGAATTGCACCAAGTTCTCTAACTACTCTTTCTGGGCTTGTTCTTTTTGTGTATTGCATCGCCTTCATAATAATGTTGGCGGCTCGTCTATTTACTTCAGTTAGAAAATCGGCATTACGCAATTCAATATACTTATCAATAGTTCTATTGAAATCCTTGGTATCTAGCCGAAATACATTAGCCATAAATTTATTATCTATCGTCAAGAAGTGAGTCTAATATGTGCGTTGCATTTTTATTATGCCTTCTAACATCAATCCCTCTGTTAATCATTATAGCGTGTTCTAGCTGAACGAGTTGCACCTCTGCCATCTCCCACAGCACTTGCTCCGCTGTCCAACCGAACTCCTTTGCGAATAGCCAGACGGACGAAGCAATACCGGCTGGCTGTACTATTTTGGGGAGTCGCTACCCCCATTTGTCTGCACACGAGCTTCTGAAATTTCAGAGAAGATTTCGTCTACAATCTTTACCCCTTCGACAAAATCGGCCTCATTGAACTCATCAGACCAATTCAGAACTGCCTCTCTAAATTTGGCCTTGTCCCAAGCTAACTTTACTAGCTCCGATCTTGGGTGGGTTAGGCAGTATAGGCTAGACCAGATAAAGAACTCTGTGGTATCTGCTTCCTCACGAATCTGGTTCATCACGATTCTTGTCCCAAGGGTGAACTTACCTACCTTGCTTCCCTTAAACATTCTTTCGTTTATGACGAATGATTTATCTAGGGATTTGTTCAGAATCTCCTCATCTTTTTGTAGGTCTAGGTTCATAGGTATTTACTCAATTTCTTTCGTAGTTCTGGGGATGCGTTCTTGCTAACTAGCAGGGTTGCTTTCCCAAACTGCTTTTTGATTAGGGGAGTTGCATTGTTCATAGCGTCCAATAGACGCTCTCGGTTCTCTAGTACGGCTCTGCAATAGGCTATTGGGTCATCGTAGTTTGTGATTGCTGACCAGCCCTTTTCCCACATATCCACGATCTTTCCCCCAAGGCCACTAGGAAGGTCGCTAAAGAAGAATGTAACGCTTCTGCGGTTGTTATCGTCTGCGTCCTCAATGACGGCCATTGGCTCTTTCTCTCTGAATGGGATGCCAAAAGTGGCAAGGGTTGAGGCGAGTTTGATGTTGCGAGTATAAAGGATTTTTTCTTGCATAAGGATTTCTAGGCTAAAACTAACTTATACCATCGTATCGAACTGCCGTGAAGGATACCGTCTCAAAGTTATCTGCACTACGATTTCTAGCTGTTTCGGTAATATAGGCCGCACCAGATAAATCGTAGTTGCTTCCGTTAGATACTGTGATAGTTGCCCCAACGCTACCGCTAAAGGTCGTATATGCACCCTCTACAGAGTAGGTGACTTTCTTATTGCGGAACACTACCGCAGTAACATCCCCGCCCTTATTCTTTAACTCAACTGCGTCAGCCGAGGCAGAGGATGAAATGGATTGAATCACCATCCCGGTCTGTGCAGAGGCAATCCCGAAGGCGAGGTCTGTGCTATTTCCAATGATTGTAGCGGCCATATTATGTATTTAATCCATCGTATGCGGTTGCGGATAGGTCAAAGCTGTTAAAGCCATCGGCGGCTTGTGAGAAAGAAACATCGGTCACATAGTAAGTTCCGCTAGATACTGCGGCTGTGTTGCCAGTTAGGGCAAGAGTCCCACCAATTCCAGAGGAGGCAACTGCACCGCTACAATTACCAGAAAGACTAACATTCCTTTTATAAGCAGAAAACGCAACGGCAGAGTGAGTGCCATTGTGCTTTGATACTTCGGTTGTCTCGGCTGTGCTTGTAAGTGAGAAGCTCTGAATAACAACGCCAGTTTCAGCGGCGAGTCCAAAGGCAACGGAAGAAAGTCCTATACTTGTAGCGGCCATTTGATATTCCTTTGTGTCAAATTATCTAGGAAACACTCGAACCTTGATTAGCTCCCAGATTGTAGAGAATACAGCACCCGACACTAGGGCAACCAGCCAGAGCTTTGTTTTGATGGTGTGAGCGTCCCTCTCTAGGGTATCGACTTTTCCGTTCATCCTACCAGTCCATTCGGCTATTTCGCTAGTGTGACGCTCTAAAACCGCAATCAGATTAACCTGCCTCTCTTCTATTCGGGCGAGTCTCTCCCGCAAGTCGGCAACTTGGTCTGCACTCATAACCTTGCTTTCTCTGCACCGGGGGCAATCCGAACCATCTGCTCTCCCTTGTCGTTATAGAATATCTCTATGTAGCCCTCGGCCTCTAGGAACTTGAGGCTTGCCATAAAGTCACGCCAGCTAGGGGTATCCTTATCATCCGTGGCACTCATTCATTTTGCCTTCCCAGCGTTCATAGCGTCCTCTGCCGCTGACATATCAGAATATCTTGGGAGTTGTGTGTCGGTTTCCGTGTGCCTTGGCGAGCAGGAGCAGAGGAAGAGGGTTAGTAGGAGGATGGGCATTAGGCTATCTTTGCAAATCTAATATATGAACCAGTTGAAAGGATTGTTGCATTTGCGGCATCCGTTGCGTTCCTTTGTGCAATTTGAAATCCAAATGTTTGTGATGAAGTCAATACAAGTGTCCCATTCAAAAATCCAACACAAGCCGCCGCCGCCGCCCCAGTATTTATAGCCGCCAGTAAATTTGCATTTGTATCTGCCCTTCTTGACGCTCCTTGGTCAATCGTTAAGCTAAAATATCCAGTACCTCGAAGTGATCGGACAATAAAACAACCCGATCCAGTAATAGAAGATAATTGTGTTTGAACACCAGCAGTTCCAGATGCCGTACTTCCACCAACCCATCCATCATATTGATATGTTCCAGTAAGAAGAGTAATTTGAGTTGCAGATGAAACGAATGATGTCGATACGGCTTGAGTTAAAGTCGTATCGTAAAGAGTGAAGATTTGCGGAGTCGAACGAAAAAGTGCCATCGCCCACTCCCTCTAGTGACTCATCCAGCTTGCGGTGCCTGCTGTTGCAAAAATAGCCGAAAGAGTTGTCGTAGTATAGTCGCACTCGTAGAAATCACCGCTCGATAGAGCTACCATAAATCCGCCTCCGAGTGTTGTCGCAGTTGCCCCTGCGTTCACAAATAACTGCCCTGCTCCAAGATTGTAGACGGTAGCCATCTTGCGGGCGGTATTGGCGGGGACGAGTGTGGCTGAAGTTAGTGAGGTAAAACTGCCTGATGTTATGGCCGAGGAAGAGATTGCGAGAGATGCCGTGACGCTTCCAATCTGTGCCGTCCCTGCTCCGATTGTTACTGTGCCACCGCCAATCGTGACCACGCCAATTCGGTTTGTGCCAGTAGGTAAGGCAGAGCCGATGGTGACTGTGCCAGAGATGGGCATAACACCTTCGTTATTTATGAAATCAAAAATTCCGTTTTCTACCGCAGTTGTAAAACTAATTCCAGCATTTGCCGTCACCGTGCCAGCGATGGGGAAGTCACGATCAATTCCAAATGTAGTGCCATCGCCATCTTGAACAGCACTAACAACTTGAATAACTATTGAATTTCCAACATTCGCCGTCACCGTGCCAGCAATCGTCTGTGTCCCATTTGGGTTGGCTGTGACTGTTCCAGCGATTGTAACTGTGTTTCCGATTGTGACTGTTCCCCTAATTGCCCCAAAAGTCACGGTTGAATCACTTGCATCTACCTTCATCGCACCGCCACTAGAAACGTGAACGATATGGGCTGTTTGGTTTGAGCCGTCTTGATGGCCTCCAATCTTAACGAAGTTTAATGTGCCATCAGTAATTCCATCTGTCGCTACGCTCCTAGCTAAAACATTGAGATTGGGGATTGTGACAATACTTCCGCTAACTGCGGTTGTGATATTAGAGATTGCGTTGCTCCCAAGGCTTACAACGCTATGGGCTACGATATGCTCTCCCCCAGTAACTACTGAAGAGAGGGTGGTCGCTGACTGATTTCCGTCTAATACTGATAGTGCCATATTCTCATCCTCCTTGTTAAATCGTGCCGAGATAGAAGCTGTTTAAGAAGTCCGAGAAGTCGTAATTTCTCGTTCCGTCAGCAGTTGGGTCTGGGGTTACTATAAATGAAAGAGTAAGCCCCCTCTGCCAAGCCCTTTTGTCGGCTCGGATGGTGGGGGATTGGCTTGTAATTCTGCCCATAAATACCTTCAAATCAGTCAGTTTATCTTGAACTTTTGACTTTAATGTGTTGTTATTGCTATATAGGGTTGAAAAGATATTGTAATAATTGTCATCAAATATGGCTTGAGTAGTTCGTGTGGCTGAATCTGAATAGTTTAGTTCCACGCTAATCTCAAACACGCCAGAGTAAGGGATGATTTGCTGGCTTCCGATAGAGGCTTTAATCGTTGCGTATGGGAATAATCTTAATCCCCTCCTATTCGCTATACATACATTAAGCCCCGAAATTGGCGTTAATAGGCTCGCCAAGGCATCCTCTATCTTAAACTGGGGGCCAATCATATGCTTGTGCAAGAAATGTCTATGGAGATGGTTTTTGCCCAAGTCCTATTCTCTGCCCTAATGTCTGGTGACTCTGATGTCACATTAGCCAAAAACACCTTGAGCGTTGCCGTGGTTAGAACACTAGCCAGATTAGGCTCTTGATACATCACTTGTAAAACCTCTTGAAACTTGGCATCAAAATCTGTTCTTGTAGTTGTGTCTGCCCTTGTTGCATAGGTTATTGTGGAAGGGCAACGAAATACCCCAGAGTATGGGATGACTTCCTCCGAGCTTATAGAGGCTTGAACTACTAGGTTTGGAAGTAGCCGCTGGCCTTCTGTATCGCTTTTGTAGATATTAACACCAGAAATACCCGCCAAGGCTGTTGCCAGCCCATTCTCAATCTGACGCTCGATTGAGATCATTAGGTCGTTGGGTCAGCTATATCTATTGTGTAGCTAACACCATCTGCACTTTGTTGATACCCGGCTATCATCCTCTCTGCCGTCCCTACTGTTACATAAGCTCCAATCGTTATAGGGGATGAAATAGCCGATGCTGGAACAACCATACTTTGAGTAACTCTTAAAATCTCTCCACCGACATCTAGTTCTTGAGCTATGGTTAGGTCTGTAATCGAAGCAGACACAGTAGATGAGCCTAGTCCAGTCACTACTGTATATAGGTCTCCAATCATATTCTGAAGGTCAGTAGCAAAGTAGGAGGTGCTGATGTTCCCAGCCATAAACCCACCCCTTATGTCAATTTATCTCTACGCTATCCCAAATAAAGATATTATCCTTGGCGAATGGCTCTATGGTTTGCGGAAAATAAACAACCTTCTTATCTTTTCTCACACCAGCCGCTATTGCCATTTGCCCACTATCTATTGACCAGAACTCTTCAGCCCCTCGGATTGCCCTAGCCAACTCTGGAATGCTTGGGGCTGTGTAGGTTTGCAATCCCTTAATTTCTGTGCCTTGGCATAGGACAAAGAAGTTATCCCCACCGCACTTCTTCCTTGCTTCAACGATGATTTGCAGGGGGTCTCTCTTATGCCCTTGGCTTATTCCAAAGGGGGCAACCATATTATAGGTTTCTGGTAATCCTTTGGCTGGGGTATCGTCCAGCTTATCAAACAGAATATCCTTTGGGTCTGCCTTGTTAATCTCTGGGTGGGCATATACGAACTCTGTCCAAGTCTTGCCAGAGAAACGATATTCTTGGTATTTGTTAGGCCAAATTTCAAGGTCTATAACATCGCCCTTGCTCCCAACCTTCACATACGAAACCATCTCGAAGATGCCGTGGTATTGGGGCAAGCAATCAAAGAACACCTCGTAGCCTTGGTCGGCTAGATATTTGCAAGCTGGGAGGCAACGAATGATGTCTCCTAGCCTCTGGGAGTATTTGATTGTTTTAGCAGTCATCGGCTACGCTCTTATCGTGTAGGTGAGGGAAGTATTCGCTCAATCGAACCGGGCCGATTGTCTTTTGTAATTCTTTCCATCCCTCCACCAATCCCTTGTATCCATAAAAATCTTCCTTAAACTCGACTTGCTTCTGGATTGCGTAGGCATAGTGATTGAATACTAGCCCCCAAGTTTCAGTCACTCCCCTTGGAACTAGGCGAGACTGGATGTTTAGGCGGGGGGGTTCGTGGCTTGTGAAGCATACATTCTTGCCCCACTTCCACGCCCTCATCCACTCATACCAGTTCGAGCCATAACCTTCTCTGGTAACTACTCGTTTATTTTCGCCGACAAAGAAGTTACAATGGAACTGCATCGTTGCCCCTTCCTCTGCACCCTTGAGACATTCGTAAATCCCCTCAATCTGTTCTGCTCTCCACATCTCGTCAGCGTCCACCTCCATTACAACCCCATCATCTACGCCGAATAGGGCTTGCTGAATCATCTCTAGCTTTCCGTTAAAGGGCTTGCCTTGAGAATGAACAATCACATTCCCCCCTTGGATGCTATTGAGATATTCGTGTGTTCCATCTATGCTCTTGAAATCCTTGTGCCATTTGTCGGGAACTTGCTTACACCATCGAGTGCATCCCAGAGGCTCGCTAACTCCCTCGACAATCCTCCACCTCCAAGGAATCTTTAGCTTTTGAAATTCTGCAAGATGCTTGTCGACAAAGGGCATCCCATTAAGAACGATGGTAAATATGGTTAGCACAATTTGAAGATGGCCGCACCATTACGAACCGACCAATCCTCCCAAAGCAATTCCGCAAATCCCTTGAGCTTGTGGTAGTTCGCCCAGTTCTTAATATCGTTCACATCGTCCAAGGCGATAATTGCCTTCTCTGCTAGGAATGGCCTTACGCAACGAAGTTCGGACTCACCAGAAAATGGAGAGCCATCAATCAGCACGAAGTTAAAATCCACATTATGTTCAAAGTGGATGTCCTCGATTGCGTTCGTCGAGTATGGGTAGGCGGTCTCTAGGCAAACATTGTGCCAGCCTAGGATTGTTTCGATGGGGTATTGGTTGAGATTGGTTTTTGTGATTCGGTAGAACTCCTCGATGTCGTTCTTGTTCATCCAGAATTTCGACAAGGTTGCAGTTCCGTTGATGGCAACGCCTCCCCTTGCAGATAGGTTCATTGAGTGGCGGCCTATGCGGTCGGGATGGTTCTCTATGCTGAATAGCCTTTTTGTTCTAATACATTGAGTTGAGCCATCGCCAGTTCCTCCCCCGATCTCTAGGCCAACATCTAGACCCTCGCTATACTTTGCAAGGGCTTTTCCAAATGAATCGTGAATGGTTACTTCTTGCATTTTAATTTCTCCTCTAAAGCCTTGCTAATCACATAGGCAATTACTGCCTCTTTATCGTGCTTTAATGCAATCATCCCAGCTTTGTATAAATCCCTTTTTGCTTTCTCGTCACAGATCACATCCACCTCAACCATCGGCGGGACTGATCGAACCTTTCCGAAGCGAATTATTCCAGCCTTACGATTGCCAGTTTTGGCTTTTGCGTTTTTCATAGATCGCCTTCCCTTTCTCATAAAACTCTGGCTTGTTGTGGTTCTTTAATTGTTCGTCTGGGTTGCCCCCTGCAAACATAGGGTTCTCGTGCTTAAATACCAAGTCCCTAGCCTCAATTACGCAATCATCAGCATAGGCTCTATCCGTGAACTCGTTGTCTGAATAGATGCCATCACTATCTTGGTAGTCTGGGTGGAACATATAGCCCCCCTGCTTCCGTAGCCTCTTTTGCGTTAGGATAGCCATACAAAGGAGTTTATCAGTTCGGAGGCCATCTGATACTGCCACCACCCTTTCGGCCTCTACATTGTCGATCTTGGAGCAAATTAGGGCATCCCAGTACCTAGGTGGACTCCAATCATCGCTCATTTGAATAAGAACCTCGCCCTTGGCTATTTTCGCCCCCGCATTCCAAGCATTGATGATTCCACCCGGATTAACTCTTTTCCCCTCGTGTGGGGTATAATCCACCTTCTCATCCTCATCGACCATAAACAACCACTCGATTGCTAGGGGTTCTTTGGCTAAAGCCAACCATTGCATTTTCCGCTGGAATGCCAACTGGGGGCGGCCTCTTGTGGCGTGGATAACGCTGATCTTTGGCTTTGGATACATATTGGAAAGTTTCTGTGCTTCCTCTTTTTGTCCGTAGCAGATAGAGGCCATCCGATATCCATCGAGGGCTTGCCAATCATAGATTGCGTGAACTTGATTCCAGTAGTGAAGATTCGGCTTTGGCATAGCCATACAAGCCCTTCCAGAGTGCCAAGCCTTTGGCCATTCTCCCCTAGCAGAATACTCTGCCATCAAATAAAAATAAGCCTCTCTGCGAATAGGATTAACCCCAATCGCTTCCCCTAAATATCTGAATCGCTTTTCATTGGGCGAACATCTCCCAAGGTTGCATAGAAGTTCGTATTTAAGAGTTTCGTCTAGGTCTGGGAATGCCAACGCCCTTTCTCCCACTTCAATCGCTTTATCCACTTGCCCCCTCAAGAAAAACTCTTGGTGCTGATAATAAAGGTGGAATGGGGTAGAGGTTAGTTCGTCTGCTAGGATGCGATGGTTTCTGTCTGCCGAATCTGCCTTGCTGGTAATCGGGCGATGAATCCTAAATACTTTATCAATGGCTAGTAGTTTGTTCCTATCGTTTGGCTCAAGGGCTTCGTGAACTCGATTCCTCCACCTACCGCACCCCTTCCGCAAGGCCATCTCTCGAATGGGATTGAGTCCGGCATTCTCAACTAGATATCGAAAGCAAACAATTTCAGACCCAACTTTCTCGGCTTGTTCCAGTCCTTCTTGCAAAACCTTCTCCCCATCCTCTGCCATCACATCATCGGCATCTACCCAAATAGACCACTCGTTCTTGCAAGCATCGAGGGCTGTATTTCTAGCAGAAGCAAAATCGTCTATGTGAGGCCAATCAGTTTTCTTGTTTTTGTAATGAATGACTTTAGCTCCAAGCGAAAGGGCGATCTCCTCTGTCTTGTCTGGCGTAGCTGACCCCCTAGCCATACAAACAATAATTTCTTCTGCGATGGGCTTAAAAGACTCAATGACTCGCTTGATGTGTGCTTCTTCATTTCCAGCGATTAGGTAAAGGGATATAGGGATTTTCATTTAGACTAGGATTTCTAGTTATTAAGGGATGTCAATTAAAAGAAAAAGGGGGGATAGGTTATTCACCCATCCCCCCTTCTTCAGAGGAAACAACCAACAGCAATCTTTAGGCGAAGTTGGTGGTGATACGAACCGCCGCATTGGGGTCAATCACGACCTCATCGGTGTTCATACGCACCCGCAACACTTGACTACGACGAGCTTCGTCACGATAGCTTTCGCTAACGAAACCACCAGCCGAGTCACCCGACCAGACCAAGGTGCGTCCGATTCCACCGGCTGTGAACTCGCCACCAGACACTTGACCAACGATGATCTTGGTATCTGGAACAATGAACGAGCCAGAGTAGCTCTTGTTCTTGCCAGCGGTGTTATAAGCCGCACGACCAACGAGGAGGTTCTGAACTCCCAGAGCCGCCGCAATCTCTTGTTCAGAGAGCAAGCGAGCACCAGTATTCGAGATAACTCCGAAGAACTGATTCTGCAAGAGGGTGGAGCGTCTGATCAACTCAAACACATTGGCCGACATCGCAACGCAATTCGCTTCGTAACCATACTGGGCAAGAGCCAATTTGGCGGTTGCCACATCACGAGCCACATCGACTGTTGCGACTAAAGCTTGCGTATAGGCTACTGCACGAGTCTGATCAGCGATAGTGAACGGAGTCGTTGCATTCCAGAGAAGATCGGAAACCCGCTTCTCGTGGGAGAGCTTCAACTGACGGAGCAAGAACTTCGCAGTTTCGGCCTCATATGCAAAAAACCTGTTCAAATCTTTTGCACTATCATCCGGTACGAGTTCCTCAAGTCCTACCTCGTTAGTTGCGTAGTTTGCAGAGGCGAAGGAACGAATCCCTCGGCTGTAGCTAGCACCGCTTTCACGAGCGAGTGCGTTGTTGGAGAGCAATTCGCCACCAGCTAATTGAACTTTGAGATATGTTCCGCTTTTCGCGTCAACATTCTGCAAAGGGAGCAAATTCGCTCCGATCAAACCGACATCGGCTTGAGGGGCTTCGATCAACGCTTGGTTGATGTCTGCCCGAATCGTTGTACCACCGCTTACGTATGCCATATATTTATATTCTTTCTGGGTTGGTTAAATTACTGGGTTAGAGGAACTGCAACCTCGATGACTGCATCAGCAAGAGCAGTTTCGAGAGCAACTCCGACAACGCCGACATTGGCCGCCGCTGTGGTCACGAGACCAGAACCAGTCGTAGCAACAAGGTTGCCAGCGGTGATTCCGTACTCGGAAGTTGCAAAAAAGGTTGGGTAGAACAGCTTGACTGCTCCGTTATCGCCAGCCGCCACATCGCTGATGGTAGAACCAACGCAACGAGCAGAACCGGAAACAGCCGCACGAGCCGTGCCATCCGTATGAACCTCAACGAATCGGTAAGCCGAAATCGCAGAGGCAAAGTTAAAGGTGCGAACTGCACCGCCGTCAATGTTTGTAGCCATTTTAGTATTATCCTTTTATTATAGTTTAGTAATACCACGAGACAGAGCCTCGGAGTATTCTTTGGGGTTGGAGAGCATCACGGCTTTCATCGCCTTGAGCTTGCTTGTTCCGTAGTCGCTATGGGCGGCCACGAGAGCTTCAAAAGTTTTGGGTTCTTCCTTTTTCTCGGAAGGAACTTCGATTGAAGGGGAAGCGGGGATGGGCTTAATGCCGAACTCGGTTAGAACTTTCTTCACAACCTCGCTCATCTCTTCCTTGGTATCTTCTTTTTCAGAAGGCTCAACCTCAACCGAAATTTCGGGGGCGGGAGTCTCGGAGGGCTTCTTATCTTCGGCCATCTCCTCTTTCTTCACTTCTTCTTTGGGTTTCATCGCCTCTTCCAAGGCGGCGAGACGAACCTTAATTTCGTCCATATCTTTTTTGTAATCTGTGTTTTCCATATTTGTTTTGTCCTTTTTGTCAAGTGGAGCTTCCTCCACGGCTTCTTTGGCTACGGCTGGGATGGTCTTGCCTCCCTGCACATAACCGAGTTTTTCCATGAACTTCACCATCTCCTCAAACAATCCGTTTGTGGCGGCTGGGCTGGAAACTAAATCAGCAGAGGCGATGCTCTGGGGGCGAATGTAATCCTTTCCGTTGATGGTCTCGGACTCGTTCACGAAGGCTAGGGAAACGCCGAACTGGTCGGGGGCTTCAGATGCCATCTCTTTGATTAGGCCGTAGTGGGGAGAGTTGCGGAGAAGGCGAAGGTCGGCCACTAGCTTATCTCCTTCGATGCGGGGGTTTCTGGCGAATCCGACAACCGCCTCCAAACCAGAGCCGTGATTCATCTTTACCTTCACGCCATTCTTGGCACTCTGCATAAGTTTGAGGGCAGTCTCTAGGCTTGTTTTATCCACGAAAAGGTCGTGTCCCTTGGCCTCACCTACCTCCAAAATTGAAACTCCACCTAGCTCGGTTTCCTCTAGTTCCTCGTCCCGATAGGTTGAATAGGCAACCGCCGCCCTTTGCTGTTCTTCTGGAAAGTCGCTGATGGCTTGCTCGTCTCCCATAAAGCGGGAAACAAAGTCTTGTTCGGATTCGTCAGCGGAGGGAATGGGTAGGGGCATAAATCATCGAGATTATGTCAAAGAAGATCGCCGTCTGCCTTGCGATACGACTCCTTGACCTCTCCCCCACCAGCCATCTTGAGAAACTTGTTCACCCTAGCCATAGCCCAAGCGTTGCGTGAGTTAGGCTTTCCCCCGGTAATCGTTGGCCTAAAGCTGGTCGAGAACGCACCCGCCCCCCTTCTAAACACTTTCTTCAATGCTCCAAGGCTAGGGGCTTTCCTTGAGGGGTGCTTGTCTTTGAACTCGGCAATCTTGTTCTTTAGTGCCTCCTCGTTCTCGGCTGAAATCTCAATGTCACCAGCCTTGCTTCTAGTGGATGCTGTGCCTTCTGGGTTCTCCTTTGAGCCTTTGATTCGTTCCTTTGGAGGGGCTGGGGTTTGGGAGACTGGTCGGGCTAGTTGCTTTTTGTCTGTAATCGGCCCACCCACAATCCAAGCGTCACAAGTCCTTTTTGCCGCACACTTAAAGTCAAATATCTCGCAGTAGCCAAGATTGCCAGCTTTTTCAACCTCGCCAGCTTCAGTTCCTATTCCTTTTGAGATACAATCTAAAACTCTTTTGCGTTGGTCGAAGGCCGCACAATTCCCACAAAGCATCTTCTTGGCCGTTGCTACATCACCTTGGAACTCATCTGCCTTGGCTTTCCAATAATCTTCATTTGGTTCATTAGGATTGGCTGGGCCGTAGTTAGCGTCATCAACCGCTGTTTGCCTATTGGCTAGGTTGGTTTTGATGTCTTGGGTTGCGATTGGGCAAGAGGCTGGTTCTGCTAGTTCTTTCTTGTCCCTTGCCTCCATCTGTCCAACGACTTTCCTAGCCCAAGCATAGCCAGCATCGCCACCCCATCCATTCCAAGCTTGCCAGCCCTTGCCCTGCTCATCCCAAGTTGAACCTTTTTTATCGACTTCGTGCCTATCAAAAAAGGCTTTCATTCTGCGAATTGTGTCGGGAGACATCTTAACGCCATTCTGCAAATCCCTCGCTCTGGCGATGCCCACCGGAGTCATTCCTCGTTGGCTGGGTGGTTTCGTCTCCCTTACATCCAAGGCTCTTTTAGCGGCCTCCCTTGCTCCTTGTGGTGGGGTAAAATCAATCCCATCATACTTTGCCAACTCAATCCCGCCCATCATTCCCTCGATGAGCATCTTGATGGATGAGGGGTCGAGGTTTTCTAAAACTTCTAAATTACTTTTTTTTTGAGTTGTGCCAGCGGGGGCGGGCGTGGGCGTAGGAGGTTCTGGGGCTGGGGGTGTTGAGCCTCCCGAAGTATCCTCGCCTTGGTCTTTTGCAATCTGCTGTTTCTCTTCCTTGGTCGTTGGAATGGTTGTGCCAACATTGACCCCAGCGATGATTGCCCTTGCTTGGTCTGGACTGATGGTTGGGAAAGCCGCCGTGATAATCGAAACCGCACCCTCCTTGGAAACTGCACCCATAGCAACTGCATTGATAACATTGATAAGCGAAGCAACTTGAGCACCATTGAGTGAAGCACCTCCAAGCATATCCTCGTCCGAAGGCTGTCCAGCGGGTTTCTGCTCGCCTTCTGGCGTGGTTGCTTGTGCTTTTTGTGAATCTCTGGTCAATCCCTCTGCGGCGATGTCGGAAATAGTATCTGCTGAAACTTCGTATTCCCCTGCCAAGTCCTTCACCAGCTTGGCCTCAATCGCCCTTTGCCTCATAGCACTCTCGAAGTCTTGCCCTCGCTCGGCGTAGATGTCGGCGGCGGTGCGGAGTCCAGTCTTAAACTCGGAGATTGCGGAAGCGGATTCTCTCCCTAAATCAATAGAGACATTAGCCCCGAAGTTAAAGATTCCCCTAGTTGTTCTTGTCCCAACATTGTTTTCAATCAAACCCCTAGAAACTGCGTCTGCAATCACGATGTTCTTAATAGGGCGAAGAACTTTATCATCTAACAACTTCTGGTATCTGCGGAAGGTTCGTCCCGCTTGTTGCATTTCAAGGCGAGCAGTCGGGCCACTCATAGCGGAAGGGTCTACGGCAAATGAATATGGGATTCCAAGTCCAAGGCAAATGTTCCTCAAAAGAATCTTGTGGAACTCTGCAAACGCACCAGAGGGACGGCTCGGCCCATCTGGGAAAACAATATCTTCGCCCGGTTCTAGGTAAGAGATTTTTCCAGACTCAATCGCTTCTAGTTTAATCGTGTTCCCATTCAAATCCTCATCGTTTGTGAGGCTAGACAAATCAGAAGCATTGTTGTTGTTCCTCTTCACGATTCCAGCTTGGGAACTTGCATTTTTAGCGGCCATTTTCTCAAAGTTGATAATGTCGTAGATGTCCGTTGCATCATTGATTGCAGTATGGAAAGCGGAGATTCCTCGGTACTGGTCGATGCGGAGCGGGTCGAATAAGTGGAATGCTTGGCTAGATGGAATGGTTGCTTGGTAGGTGTAGAAATCCCCGATGCTTCGGTTGTAGATGTCGTAGGCACTTGGAGCACCAGTATCACGATCAATATGGATTCCACCGATCAAATCTAGGCTTGTATAAACCTTAAATGGGTCTCCCAATCTATCTGCCTCGATGCCTTGAATCTTTAGATTGCCATCCTTATCTCGGACTAAAACGAAAAGAAAATCACCATCTCGGAGCATCGACATCATCGCCACTTGCATAAGGGTTGACCCAGTATGTCTTGTGGTTAGGTCGCACTTGTCCCACCATTCTGCCCAATATGCCTCGACCTCGGTATTGACTTCGGGGTTCTCGGTTCGGGCTTGGTAGGAGATATTGGCGGCGGTATGGGAAGCAAACTTCATTAGGATAGAGCGAACTAGGCCAACATTCTCTGCCAAGTCCCTCGCCCTTTTCATCAACTCTACTCGGTCATAATTGGAACGATAATCTTCCGCACCAGAAAGCGAACTCGGCCCCTTGCGTTCCCTTGTATATTTAACTGCATCATAGGAGAAGTTGACGAGCTTTTGTCGTGCAATCATCCGATTAACTGCCCCTTGCGGGTTCAGAAAAGCAACGGCTTTATCTATTAAGTTTAGCTGTGCTTTTTTCACGAGAACTTTGCGTAGGTTGTGCGGATACGAGTGCCATTGGCAGACTCAATGGCTAGGGTCAATTCTGCGATAGTATCACGAACTTCTCCGAGGTTCGCCCTTGAAAAAGAACGACCCGCTATCGAATAGCTTGTACCCGCCACCGCTATCGCTTCAAGACAAGTGACATATTTATCACGCAGAGAAGTTAGGGTGGCTAGGGGTAAGCCGAGAAAATCACCCTTCGCCATTCTCAACCTCATCTGTCAAACTTGCGGGTGCAACTTTCAATCGTCCATATAAGGCCGCCCCAACGATGTTCATACATTCGCAATCCATTAAGTGATTATGCTTACCGACTTGCTTCCACACAAGCCTTTCCCTTCCAGTCATAGGGTTTTTCACCCTCACCTTTACCTCCGCATCAATGTGAACTCTCCAAACATCGGGTGTGTCTAGGGCTATGTAGCCGGGTTCTTTGATAAGGTTCGATAGGATGTCTTTGATGGATGGATTCGACCACCTCCAAACTGGGCAGAACTTCCATTTCCACCCAGCCTTCGATTGAACTGCCTTACCACTAAAGGGGTCACCATTAGCGATTCGAGCATAGGGGCGTTGTAGTTTCTGCTCTCCTACAATCTCGGAGAAGCTCGTGCGATCTGAACCGACCAACGCCATCCAGCCATTCACACAACAATTATAGTACACCGATCTGGTTTGATCGCCCGAATCGCAAAAGACGCACTTTGATTCCACCCCAAACTCATCGGCTTTTGCTTTGATGTCGCCCCAAGTTTCTAGCCTCCCTGCCCACACGAGCCTTGACCTCCCCTCCAAATCCCAAGCTCTCACAACGCACCAAGCGTGGAATCCCCCAGCCTCTTGAATATCGCAAGCCATAATGAGCTTCTCGCCCATCCGAACTTCACCCATCTTGTAATCACCCGCCACGATCTCCATCTTCTCGCTTTCGTGTTCCATCCAAGGCTCGGCTAGAACTCGGTTCACGAAGTCTTGTAGGCCGATGATTCCGCTGTGCTTGTCTTGTAGCCATTTGCAAGCCAGCGACCCCCAAGACACCCAAGGGGCATATAGGCCATTAAGATGATAGGAGCGTCTAGCTGGTTCGCCCTTTAGATTGGTTACCCTCCACTCGCCCTCTCTCAACATCTTGGTTTTCTGTCCGTCTGTAATCTTGCCCTTACACTCCTCGCACTCGTAGTGAGTGCTAGATTTCACCAGCTTGAAATCATAAACTCCATCCTCAATCTTGGCGGCCTCGTCCCACTTCACTTGCCCCCAAACTAGCTTCTGCTTATGCCCACAATGAGGACAAGGAACAAAATAGAAACGCATATCACCCTTCTGCCATTCAGACCAAATGATTGAGTCGGCAGTTGTGGGTGTGCTGGTCGCTATGATGAGATGGTTTGGGTAGGTGCTGACTCGTGCCTCTGCTAGTTGAACTGGGTTCGCCTCTCGCCCCGACCCTGCTTGCTCTGGGAACTTGTCCACCTCATCCATACACAATAAGGCAATCGAGCGACTGGAAAGAGCCGAGGGGCTTGTGCCAGCCCACCACACCGAGCATCGCTTAAAGTGTTGTTCCAATATCTTTATCTTATCTGTATTCTCTGGTTTTTCCTTGGCTAGTGCAGGGCAATCGTCAATCATCGGCAACCACCTAGTTTCCGTGAAAGACCTAGCCAAATGTTCGCTAGGCATTACCCACAAAGCGGGGCAAGGTCGCTCTGCTATGCGGTACGCTAGGCCAGCTAGAATAGTTGTGGTCTTGCTTGTTTGAGCCCCCCATACCAACACTACCCTACGAATCGAATCATCGCCAAAAGCCTCTAGTGGTTCACGGACATAGGGCGTGAGCGTTGTCGAATATGCTCCGGGTATGTTTGTTACTCTTGCGGAAAGGGTGAGGTTTTTCTCTGCCCACTCTGGAATTGAGAGTTGTTCCCTTGGCTCAAACAAAAGACGAGCGAAGTTCTTGGCCTCATCGATCTGGTTCATTTACGAGAATTGCAGTTCCTTTTGAAGATTGGCATTTTTCAAGAAGGAACACCCTTGCTTAAAATAGCTGTCCTTAAGTTCTGCCCCAATAAACTTTCTCTTCATTTTTAAGGATTGATAGCCCTCACTTCCTATCCCTGCAAATGGAGAAAATATAGTATCCCCAGCGTTGCTCCACATCACCAGACACCTCTCAA